TCAGCCCAGAAACCTTCATCGACATTGCCCGCGCTGTATTGGAGTGCTGGGGCAACTACACCACCAAACCAGATGGACCGGCTGTGCCTCATGGCAGGGAGCCGGCCTCTGTCGCTGACCAGCCTACCGATAAGGAACTGCTGGACCTCATGCCCGAGACCATGCGCGATGAGTTCAGCTATGCAGCCAAGGTCTGCAGCGACGCGACTGGCGGCCAGGTCAAGCCCGGCATCTTCCGTGTGGCACTCAACACCGCTGCACTGGAGTATGCCCGCGCCGTCCTCGCCCGCTGGGGCCGCCCCACCATCGAGCCGGTGCCCGTCGCTGAACGTCTGCCGGAGCCGGAGGATTGTGATGCGGATGAACAGTGCTGGCTTTGGAGGACTGATGGCATAGAAGAGTTCTGGGAGTTAGTTGTTCCACCGAATAACATCCATGAGTACAACTGGACTTCTCAGTGGAAGTACACCCACTGGCTCCCCCACCACGCGCTGCCGGTGCCGCAGCAGGAGGCTGGGTGATGACTGACCTCTCTCCCGCCGCGCAGGCGGTACTGGATGCCTTTCGTGCCGTGCCCGATCTGCGCGATTGTCCCAGTATTGCCGCCGCCCTGCGTGCTGCTGCGGATCAGGTGGTGCCGCCAGCTCTTGAAGAGGAGTTCTTCGACCGCAACCACGCCTTGCCGTTGCAGAAGATGGTCGAGATCAGGTTGAGCCTCCTCGCCATCGCCGACGAGCTGGAGGGTGCGCAATGACCACCGACTTCCGCGCCTTGTGCGTTGAGCTGACCGACTGCTTGGAGAAGGCCGCTTGGCCTCACCGCTACAAAGTCGTGTTTCAGCAGTGGATGGACATCGCTCACGCCGCCCTAGCTGAACCAGATGGACCGGCTGTGTCCGATGACAGGGAGCCGGCCTCTGTCATTCCCCAGCTTACTCAGCAACTCCACCGTCGAGCAACAATCCTTCTCATCCGCAAGGTGATTGATCAAGCCATTCACGACACTGCCTCAGTTCACTGGCGGGTGGCGGATACCGGTGAGCAACTTGTAAGGGCTACTGATCTGTTGCGGTGGGCAGATCACATGGAAAAACAAATGGAGCAACTCGATGCCTGAGTCTCTCTCATCCGCCGCGCTGGCGGTGTTGAAAACAGCCGGTATCCACCACGGTCTATTCAATGAAGAAATCGTGCAGCGTCGTCGCATGGTTGCCGCCGCACTGCAGGCTGCTGCGGATCAAGTGGTGCCGGAGTTCTGGCACGAAGAAGGCGACATTTATGCTGAAACAAAGCACGATGTGCGCGCTGACCTCCTCGCCATCGCCGCCGAGCTGGAGAACCAATGACTGACCTCTCCCCCGCCGCCCAGGCGGTGCGTGACGCCGCGCTCTGGCTACCTATGACAAGTCCATCCCCAAGGATGACAGCCTGTGGGCGCTGGACCGCGCATCGGTCGCCGCCGCCCTGCGTGCTGCTGCTGAGCAGGTGGGTCAGACACCCGCTGACCTAGGCAACCCCGAATGGAAAGAGGGTGTCCTTTTGGCCTATCGCTACCTTCTCGCCATCGCCGCCGAGCTGGAGGGTATGGAGTAACCATAACGGCGATTCTGTACTACACTGCACGCGTTCTGACCTATGAACATGCACATTCTTTCGGAGCACCAGTTCCAACAGATCGAGACGGCGCTGGAGGCAGCTCGTACAGCCCTCGAAGCAAGCCAGCATATTGAGCTTGATCTGAGCAAGGGCAAGCAATCCATCCCGCTGCCCGCCGGTGAGAAAATCACCCGCAAGCCCCAGTCTCAAACTAAGACGCGTAAGTCCAGCCGCAGGGGAAAGCGTGGGGTGGCGTCGCTGAGTGAGGCGAAGGTGCTGGAGATCAAGCGCCAGCTGGCTGCGGGCGGTAAGTCGGTGGCCAAGATTGCTGATGAGTTTGGCGTCCACAGCACCACCATCAACAACATCAAGTGGGGCAAGACGTGGAAGAACGTTGTGCTCCAGCAGGAAGTTGTTGAGGCTGCTGCGTGAGCGTTCTCCCGGACGTGGAGATTCTGACCCTGGTTCGCCGGGGTCTTGTAACTCCGTTTGATGATGCGCTGGTGAATCCAGCGAGTCTCGATGTGCGACTGGGCAGCAATCTGCTGATTGAATTGCCGACGACGCCTGATCTTGTGCCGTACTCGATTGCCGAGTGCAGTAAGGACAAGCCTTACATGCTCCAGCCGCATGAGTTTGTGCTGGCCGAGACGCTGGAAGAGTTCAAGTTGCCGGACTGTATTGCCGGGCAGCTGGCGCTTAAATCCAGCCGAGCCAGGGAGGGTATTGAGCACTTGCTGGCGGGGTATGTCGATCCTGGGTATTGCGGCAGGTTGACGTTGGAACTGCAGAATGCGCGGGTCATGCACCCTGTGCCGATTTGGCCCGGTATGCGAATTGCGCAGATTGTGTTCCATCGGCTGTCGATGTTGCCAGCGAAGGACTACTCAATGACTGGGCGCTACTTCAACGACAAAACTGTGCAGGGGTCTAAAGGATGACGGATAACGTCAACAGTCCCAGTCACTACACCAGTGGCCGAGTTGAGGTTATTGATGTGATTGAGGACTGGGTGAGACCAGCGCCGGATGCTGTAGTTGGTGGCCTGCATTGGCAGGTCATTAAGTACATCAGCCGGGCGTGGATTAAGAAGGATCCTCTTGAGGATTTTATGAAGGCTCGCTGGTACTTGAACCGGCTGATTAACACTTTGGCGACTGCTCCTTACCAAGATCGATGAACGTTTCTTTTGTGCATTGCACACCAGCTGCACAAGAATTGATTGTGCAGATGGCCCGCGTGTCTAATCCAGACAACGCTGGGAATATGCAGACAGCTCCAAAGCTGTTGAGTTACCTGATTAAGCACGAGCACTGGAGCCCGTTTGAAATGGCTTCGTTGTGCGTCAAGATTGATACTGAGCGGGATATTGCGGCGCAGATTTTGCGGCACCGTAGTTTTTCGTTTCAGGAATTTTCTACTCGTTACGCCAAGACAGTTCCTGCTGAAATGCCGTACCAGCGGCTGCAGGATCAGAAGAATCGGCAGAACAGTATTGATGCTGTGGATCCGCTTGTGCAGCGGTATTGGCAGGATCGCTGTGGGCAACTTATCAGCGAGAGCTACAAGTTGTACCAGCTGCTGTTAGAGGGTGGGGCCGCTAAGGAGACGGCGCGGAGAATTTTGCCGTTGTGTACGCCAACCACGTTGTATATGCACGGGACGTTGCGCAGCTGGATCCACTACATCTGTTTGCGAACAGCGAATGGGACGCAGTGGGAGCACCAGCAGATTGCTCTGGAGTGCATGAGAATTTTTACAGATAAGTTTCCTTTTATTGCGGAGGCAGCGTTCGATGCAGTGCCCTGAGTGTGGGTCTTCCCAGATAGGTACTTACCGCAGTTGTCATGACACTGTGGAGACAATTACTAGGCAAAGAAGGTGTCGTGTGTGTAAGCACAAGTTCCACACGGTTGAAATTGAGTTGCCGGCTAACGCTGTTAAGTTCAAGCAGACGTATACAGAAGAGGGCAAAGTTAAAGTTGTGATGCAACGTAGTGTTAAACACTCTTATGTGAAATTTTCATGAAAACTACGACACTTAATAGGCGGCAATGTATTGAGTGCGGTAGGCCGATTGCAAGCGCTCTGTACTGTTTTCGCTGCTATAAGAAAACTCCAGCCGGTAAAGAAGATCGGCAGCGCGAGCAGATGCGTCGTAAGTATCCGCCTTTGGAGGATGGGGGCGTATGCAGAAACTGCATACAGTGGCAGTACAGGTGTTTGCTGGGGATTCCAGAGGCTGGGACGGCGCTGGCGGAGTTGTGCTCGGTGCGGGAGGTTGACACTGTGCTAGAGTAGAAGCAACATAACAACCGTTATGTTCCAACTTCGCCCTACCAGGCATGGATTTTCTTCTTGGGATCGAGCACCTCTCCACTTTGGAGGGGGCCACTACTGTGGCATTTGACGTGGAGACGACCGGGCTCCAGCCGACTTTTGGGGGGCTCCGGTTGCTCCAGTTGGCGACCTATGGCAAGCCGCCGGTGGTCATCGATTGTTTTCAGTTGGATGACAATGACTGGATTGAGCTGGAGGAGTTCTTCCAGGTGGGGCGCCGCTGGATTGCCCACAATGCGGTGTTCGATCTGGGCTGGCTGCAGGAGTACGAGATTTATCCGGCAGGTAAGGTGCTTTGCACCATGCTGGCTAGCCGGATTCTCACCAATGGGATGCCCAACCTGAAGCACGGTCTTCAGTACGTGGTAAAGCGGTATCTCAAGCAAGAGATTTCGAAGGAAGAGCAGCGGAGTGACTGGTCAGGCGATCTGACTGCTAGCCAGTTGGCCTATGCCGCCAAGGATGTGGTGGTGTTGACCGAGCTGGAGCGCGAGGTCATGGAGCGTATGGCGATTGGGGGGCTTGCTCCAGCGTGGTACCTGGAGTGCAATGCACTTCCGGCAATGGCGCAGTTGTGGCGTACAGGGTTGCCGTTCAATAAACAGTCGCTCCAGCAACTTATTGAGGACTTGGATATTGAGCACAGGGAGATTGGGGATAAGTTCATTGAGGACTTTGACGCCGCACTTCCGCCTGGTTTCAAGTTGTTTAGAGGGCCGGATGGCAGGTTGAAGTACCAGACAAAGCCGAGTGAGAAGAAAACAAAGCCTGATCCGCAGGTGTTCAATCTCAATAGTCCGGCGCAGTTGCTGGTGAAGTTTTCGGCATTGCTGGGTGAAGCGCCTATTGATCCAAAGACCAATAAGCCGAGTGCCAGTCGATCTGCGTTGCAGGAATACATTGGCGACCATAGGATTATTGCGGATTATCTGCGGTGGAAGCGTGTAGAGAAGCGGCGCCAGATGGCTGAGACTTTGCTGAAGAATGTTGCGGATGACGGCTTTATTCGTGCCAGTTATTTGCAGCTTGGAGCTGATACGGGGCGTATGAGTTGTATGAGTCCGAATCTTCAGCAGATTCCGAGGGATCAGCGGTTTAGGGCGTGTGTGCAAGCTCCAGCTGGATGGAAGATGGTGGTGGCGGACTTTGCGCAGATGGAGTTGCGGCTGGCGGCTGCAGAAGCTCAAGACGAGCTTATGACTCAGGCGTTCCAGGACGGGAAAGACCTGCATACGATTACCGCGA